TACTCCATTGATTTTCAGTAAAGTCTGTCGTTTGTGTCCAATAGTTAGTATATCCCATGTTTATCCTCCATTTTATTTATAGGTTTTTTTTCTATTGTTTTATTTACATCCACCATTTTTGCGTGAATATCTATAGGCTCTCTTACTGCCTTGCATAAACATTCGTACACGGTTTTACCCGTGTACAAAATGCCTTTAATTCTCATTTTAACCATTACCATTCCTTCCTGTTTTCTGGTTTAATAAGAATAGCGTCACCAACAATGACACCATCAAATAATTGATTGTAAAGTTTAGTTGCTTGTTCATTGATAGGCTTACGCTTTAATCTGCCTTCCTCATCAACTAACAAACATCCAAGACCATCAAGATCAACTAACTCAACATAACCACCTACAACCTTTTGAGCCTCCTCCAATGTTGGCTCAACTTCGTACTCAGTTAATCTAGGTTTATTATCTTTAATAACTGTTACTGTTTCTTCTTTCATATGTTTCCTCCATTTTAGTTAACATAAGTTAATTATTTATAAAATTATTAATCACTTTACAAGCATTAAAATAAAAAAATTTTATAGCTATAAATGTTCTACTTGTGTTCTTACTGCTTTAGGTTTATACTATGCCAACATGACTAGAACGCTTACAGATCAACAAAAACGGTTTATTGAACACTTTAGCCAAACAGGTAACGCAACACAGTCTGCAATCAAGTCTGGCTACTCTGAAAAGACTGCCGAACAACAGGGCTATGAACTTAAAAACAAGTTAGCCAATGAAATAGACGAGGCTACTAGAAAACTATTATCTAGTGCTGTTCCAATGGCCGTAGATAAGCTGAAATCCTTAATCGCTGAAGACAAGATAAGTCCAAGCGTTAAACTAGGCGCAATCAATTCATTACTAGATAGAACAGGCTATCAAACTGTCCACAAAGTAGAGGACATTACAGGCAAGAAAACTGATGCTGAACTGCAAGAGGAACTAAAAAACCTTCTAGGCTCTTTACAAGTCATTAAGACGGATGATGGGTCTGGCTCAATAAATTAGGCTCATATTCCTCCATATCTGCCCACAGAGATACATAGAAGACATAGTACGACATAACACCCACGATCCTTCAAATACTCCGATAAGTGTCAAAATAAACAATCTTACCACACACACACACGCCCTTACAGGCAAGGCAAGGCCTTTGGCTTGTGTTGTTGGGTCTTGTCTAATTATAAAAAGCTACCTTCGTACTATAAATGTTCTGCTTATAGATACACAGAAGAACAAGAAGGGAACATTCTGCGCAACACCCTTGATTTTTGACCCCCACCCCCCAAATTGCTTTGCCATCACTATAATTATGGATTACTCCGCATAGCGATTGGGATTTCTATATATTAACCAAAGTTAATAGCTTGAATGTGTGCAAAAAAAAGGTTATTTGTGCATATGGTAAAGCCTATTAAGGATTTAAAAACAATATTACATTTTAAAAAAGGTAATTATGTGTATAGGTATGTTCTTGTTGATAGGTTTAAAAATACTGCTAAAGTACACTATGGTTTTGATGACAAACTAGAACGAACTGAAGAAGAATTGTTTGCGCTTATGACACCCCGAAAATTACGTAGAAAATATATTATAAAAAATGGATAGCAACGCATTAGAAAGAGCAATAGAAATAGCAAAAGAATTAGAACGCCGTAAGGCAACTAATCGGATGGATTACTATGAACCTTATGAATATCAAAAAAAATTTCATGGTAATAAATCTGCACAACGATTGTTAATGGCTGGTAATAGGGTCGGCAAGTCTTTCTGCGGGGCTATGGAAATGGCGTACCATGTGACGGGTCAATACCCAACGTGGTGGGAAGGCAGAAAATTTAACAGACCAATACGTGCTTGGGCTGGGGGAGTTTCAAATGAAACCACTAGGGATGTCTGCCAAAGAGAACTTGTCGGCCAACCAGATGATCCGTCTGCAAAAGGTACAGGATCTATACCATTAAAATATATCGTTGATACTGTAAGAAAAGCAGGTGTACCAAATGCGTTAAACTCTGTAGTCGTAAAACATAAATCTGGTGGTAATTCTAGAATAGGTTTTAAAGCGTATGAAATGGGTAAAGAAAAATGGATGGGGGAAAGTCTAGACGTAATATGGCTAGATGAAGAACCACCACCAAGTATATATTCACAAGCATTAACAAGGACAGCCGATAAAGGCGGAATTGTGTACATGACGTTTACACCAGAAAGCGGAATGACAGAAACTGTAGCACAATTTATGAACCAACTAAAAGATGGACAAGCATTATTTACTGCGGGATGGGATGATGCACCACATATGACAAAAGAAGTTAGAGATCAAATATTACAAGCCTTACCACCGCATGAAAGAAAAATGCGTGAAAGAGGAATACCACAATTAGGATCTGGTTTAGTCTTTCCTATTGCAGAAGAAGATATTGTTTGTGATCCAATAGAAATACCTACGCATTGGCCTAGAATATGTGGACTAGACTTTGGATGGGATCACCCAACAGCCGCCGTATGGGTTACTTGGGATAGAGATAGTGATATAGTTTATATTTATGACAGTTATTCATTAAGACAAGAAACTGTGCCTATTCACGCTAGTGCAATAAAATCAAAAGGACAATGGATACCTGTAATATGGCCTATGGATGGAAGACAAGCTGATAAAGGTTCTGGTAAAAATTTAACAGAACAATATCGTAAAGAAGGCGTAAATATGTCTAGAGAACATTTTAGTAATCCACCAAGTATGGGTCAAAAAGAAGGATCGGGTGGTAATAGTGTTGAAGCAGGTATTATGGAAATACTTACTAGAATGCAGACAAAGAGATTGAAAATATTTAAAAATCAAGATAAACTGTTAGAAGAATTGCGAATGTATCATAGGAAGGATGGTAAAATTGTTCCTGCTAATGATGACGTAATTTCAGCAATGAGATATGCTGTTATGTCATTAAGAAAAGCAAGAATAAAAAATTATGAACCACCCCAACTATATTCAGATAGCGATTTTAATGTATTTGCATAATGCCAAAAGAAATTGAAAAACGACTAGCTAAACAAGCCCGTAAAAAAGGTTATGGAAAAAAAAAGACAGATAGATACGTTTATGGTACTATGCAAAAATTAGGTATGTTAAAACCAAAAAAGAAAACAATAATATAGGAGTAACAATGGGTGGATTTGTAAGAGCAATAGCAAAAGCAGTATTTGGATCACCAAAACAAGCCGCACCTGTTCAAGTAGTTGAACAGCCTAAAACTGTAACTGAAGCAGTTGATACAGTAAAAACTGATAGGCAAAAATTAATGGGTGCTGGTTATGGTGGAAGTACAATTATGTCTTCTGCTTCTGGTGTAGAAGATGAAGCTAATGTAGCTAAAACTGTTTTAGGTGGCGGAAGAAAAAGAAAAATTAAAGCATAGTGATTGAAACAGTTACTGACGAGAAGTGGAAAAAACGTGTTGGCGACTATATAAAAAAAAATGCTTACATATCAGCAGATCTTGGTGAACAGTTTTCTTATATTGGCTTTGTTGAAGATGACAAAGTTTTAGGCGGATTTTTATTTTCTGATTATGACGGCAACAACATTTGGGTACATTTAGCATTAGAAAGCCCTAGAGTTTGTAGTAAAAATCGTATAAAATATGTGTTCCAATACGGATTTAAACAATTAGGCTGTAATAGAATGACAGCTTTGTGTCGTAACGGTTATGAACGAAATGAAAGATTGTTAAGTGGCACAGGATTTGTTAAAGAAGGTGTTGTACGTAAATGTTTTAATATTAACGGAAATTACGTTGATGGGGCAATTTACGGAATGTTGAAAGAAGAATGTAAATGGTTATAAAGGAGTAATATGGGATCAAAGTCACAACCACAAATGCCACCACCAGTAGATCAATCTATGTACGATCAAACTGCTAAACAAGAAGCGGCGTTAGAAGCTGAAAAACAAAAAGCATTAAGTACAAAACGTAAAGGTATGTACGGTACAATTTTGACAAGTGGAACAGGTGTTGAGGAAGAAGCGGCTACATCTAAAACATTATTAGGTGGCACTAAAGTATAAATACTATGGCAACATACGAGTATATTAAAAAGCGAGTTGATGCTCTAGCATCTGATAGAGGAACGTGGGAAGTAAACTGGCAAGAAATTCTTGATTACGTTATGCCACGTAAAGCAGATGTTGTTACGTTAAGAACAAAAGGTGAAAAACGTACAGAAGTTTTATTTGATAGTACAGCTATTACAGCAAACAATTTATTAGCGGCAAGTTTACAAGGTACACTTACATCACCATCATTACCTTGGTTTAGTGTTAAATTAAGAGATGAAGAAATAAATGAAAATCGTGATGTGCAGTTATGGTTAGAAGATACTGCAAAAAGAATGTACGACACATTTAATGAAACAAATTTTAATACTGAAGTACATGAGATGTATCTTGATATTTGTTCAATCGGTACTGCCGCATTATTTGTTGAAGAAGGTAATAAAGGTTTTGATACAGACGGTATTCATTTTAATACATTACACATTGCAGAATATTACATACAAGAAAATATAAATGGTAAAGTTGATACACTTTACAGAAAATATAAATTAACAGCTAGACAAGCTGTTCAAGAATTTGGTGAAGAAAATGTTGGTGAAAAAATATTAAAAGCGGCAAAAGAAAAACCAGATCAAAAATTTAATTTTATTCATGCTGTAGAACCAACAGAAGATTACAAAAGAGCAACAGGAAAAACATCTACTAAATTACCTTTTCATTCATGTCATGTTTGTGAAGAAGATAAAATGGTAGTTAGAACAGGTGGATACAATGAGTTTCCATATTTAGTACCTAGATGGTCAAAAGCAACTGGTGAAATTTTTGGTAGATCACCAAGTTACAATGCATTACCAGATATTAAAACTTTAAACAAAGCTGTAGAGATTGGATTAAAAGCATGGGCAAAAGCTATTGATCCACCATTACTTGTTCAAGATGATGGTGTTGTAGGTAGAGTTAGAATGACACCTGCGGGTATTACAGTTATTAGAAATGATGGTGCAGTTAAACCATTACAAATTGGATCTAATTGGCAAATAACTGATATGAAAGAAAATCAATTAAGAACTGCAATTAGACAAGCATTCTATTCAGATCAATTACAATTACAAGAAGGCCCACAAATGACAGCAACAGAAGTACAAGTTAGATATGAATTAATGCAAAGATTGCTTGGGCCAACATTAGGTAGATTTCAATCAGAATTTTTAAATCCATTAATTGAACGTGTGTTTGGTATTATGTATCGTGCAGGTGCATTATTACCAGAACCAGATATTATTAAAGGTTCTAAAATTGATGTAGAATATTTAGGGCCATTAGCACGTTCACAAAGAATGGAAGAAGCAGTATCTATTGAAAGATTATATCAATTAGCAATGAATGTTGCACAAGTTGATCCTGCTATTATGGATAATATAAATCATGATGAAGCAATTAGATTAAGAGGAAATTTATTAGGTGTTCCTAAAACTGTATTACGTGGTAGAGATGAGGTAGAAGAAATGCGTAATGCACGTGCTGAACAACAACAAATGGCGGCAATGGCACAAGAACAACAAGCACAAGCACAAGCTATGAAAACACAAGCGGAAGCATCTAGAACTATGGCAGACCCAATGGTACAAGCGGCTGTTACAGATACAGCAGAAGAAATGGGAATGACAGAAATTGAATAATGGATTTTGACAATAAAGATCATAAACAATTAAAAACAGATTACCAATCAACCTTTGATACAAAGGAAGGTAAAAGAGTGTTGGCTGATTTACAATCAGCTTACTATCATAGATCATCACATACAAAAGGTGATCCATATGAAACAGCATTTCGTGAAGGACAACGAAATGTAATAATCAGAATAATCAATTTAATCAAGGAGGATAAAGATGTCTGATGAACAAATGACCACAAACGACAATCCAGTACAAGAAGAACAAGTTAGTACGGTACTTGGATCGGGAAGTGACAATCAAGATTGGAAAGCATCACTTTCAGACGAGTTAAAAAATGACGCTACTTTACAAAACTTTAAAGACATAGAAAGTTTAGCTAAAACTGTAGTGCATCAACAAAAAGTTTTAGGAGGCAGAATACCGTTACCTAAAACAGATGAAGAATATAACGAACTTTATACTAAATTAGGAAGACCAGAAGATCCTAATAAATATGAAGTTAATATTCCACAAGATTATCAACAATATTTTAAAAAAGAAAATGTTGATGAGTTTAAAAACGTAGCGCATAAAATAGGTTTAAATAACAAACAAGTAAATGCGTTATTAGACTATCAAGTAAATAGTATTAAATATGAAGTGGAAAATGAACCTGCAAGTATGGCGGCAGAAAGAGATCAAACAACACAAACATTAAAACAAGAATGGGGCTATGATTATGATAAAAATATTAGAGCCGCAGAAAGAGCATTAAATGTTTATGGTGATGATGAATTAAGAGATCTTGTTCAAAATACTAATGCTGGTAATAATCCTGCTGTTATTAAATTCTTTGCTAGATTAGGTGCTGAAGTAACAGAAGATATGGCTAAAAATACACAAAATAATAGATTAGCTGTATCACCTTTAGATGCAAAAGAAGAAATACAAA